TTACCAAAATATTCTTTTACAATTGTTAAAGCAGGAGATTTTTCTACCCCATTAAGAGTATCTGTAGTTATTTGCCTAACTAGTAGTTCAAACAATACACCTGTATTCTTTATTTTTGAATGTTTCAATTTTCTTCCCACAAAAAGTCTCCTTTTTCAGTACATACTTATATTCATATATAAATATATTAAAATTTCTGTTATGTTAAGTCTCTATCTATTAAATTAGACTCGTCTAACATGTCTGTACTTTCTTTTAGTATAGATGGTTTATTTTTAAATAATTCTATTGAATTTGCAATTTCTCTAGCTAAAGGGCTTCCACCTTTATACTTATTTTTAATTCCCCGGTCTCTATTTTTAACATCGCGCTTCATTTTTTCATTGCCAAGCGGATCTCTTCCTCTAGCTCCATTATCTGTTCCATAGTAATCTCCTTCTACGGGTCTTCCAACATCTGCGTCTGTTTTTCCGCCTCTTGTTTTTCTAGTATCGCCTGAAGCTCTAAGTCTATCTCGTTTATTTTTTTCTTTTGCTTCTTCAGCTACAGTTGGCTGTTTTGCAGGATCTTTTCCGTCGCTTTCGATCATACTTCTTCTATATTTTTGTATGGTATCTTCAACAACTTTTTCTCGTTCAAGTTTGACTTCTTCGTCAGACATTCCAAATATTTTATCATATACCCAATCTTCAGAAAGCATTTGACCGCTTCTCATATCGTCAGCTAACCTGTTTTTAGAAGACCAAAGCTCTATTTTTTCTTGTTCGTATATTGTTGATGGATTTGTCAACTCTAATTTAAAGTCAACTAGGTCTTCATCAGTATATCCTTGGGTGTATAGGTGTACAAGGGCTATTTTTGTTAATTCAGAAGTAGCAATTCTTTGAATTCTTTCTATTGTTCTTGCAAATCTAACGTCCATGGCTGCTAAGGTTGCTTTTCCATCTACTCCTTCTTCGTATCCAACAAATGCCTTTGGAACCCTAAGGGCTGCTAGCATTCTATTTTTAAGATATTCTATATCTTCTGTGCCTGTCCATTCCATTCCGCCTAATGAATCTATACTAGTACCACTGGTTCCGCCTCTTGTTGGTAAATAAAAATCTTCCATCATGTTTTGAAGATTAAATTTAAGGTTATAGTCTCCAGTATTCTGATCGATATATGGAGTTTTTTTCATTCTATTTACTACTTGTTGCATATAGTTATCAACTTCACTTGGCGGTATATTTCCAATATCAATATTAAATACCCTTTTTTCTGGTGCTCTCATAATTCTATGAATCATCATGGCATCTTCCATAAGACTAAGCTGTTTCCATGTTTTTCTAGCTCCTTCTAATACAGATTTACCGTATGGCAAAAAGTTTGTATCACTAAGCATTCTAAAATGGGCTATCTCATAGTTTTCAAAGTAAGTTTTTGCCGTTGCAGTTTTGTGGTAATTTGAACCTTGTCCTCCAAAAGTAGGGTCATGCATAAATCTAACATATTCTGGTTTTGTTGGATCTGTTCCTTCTTCTCTTACAACTTCGTAAACCGATATTGGTTGAACACCCGTTACGCCAACCTTTTCTAAAATATCCATCTTTAAATAAAAATCGCCGTATTTAACCATATTTCTTATCCATGGCCATAGATTAAATTCAATATTTAAAACATCGTAAAATAAATTGTTGAGTATATCCTTTATCTCTTCTTTACCGGTTGTGATTTTTAATACGTCTCCAAATTCGTTTTTTATTGTTGATTCATCAGAGTATATATCTAATGCTGAAGAGATTATTGAATCGCTATCCATTGACTCATACTCTGAAAACAGTTCCATTCTCATTTGGGCAAAAGCATTACTTGGGTTGTAAACACTATTACTATTTGTTCCAGAAGTGTGTAATCTATTATATCTGTCTACTAATGAGTTAGATGCTAAGTTTCCAGACGATTGTAGTCTGGATGGATCTACCACTTTTAATTTATTATCTCCAACTTTTCTAACAACTGTAGATGTTGAAAATGCTTTTTTTAATCTTCCAAAAAATGTTTTATCTGCCATAATTTTCCCCTATAACCTATTTAATTAACCAGGTTAAATCTTCGTCTGAGCCATTTATTTTTTGACTCCATTGATTCTTATTTAAACCTGTATTTGTGTATATTCCACCGGATGATTTTCCAATTCTATTTATTGCTAATTTATCCAGCTCTATACCTTGTTGTTTTAATTTTAATGCAGTGTCTCTAACCCACATGCCAATACTAAACGCCATTACTAGGTCATCATTGTATCCTCTTTGGGCTTCTGCTTTGCTTCCATTCCATACAAATACTCTAAGCTCTTCTAGTAATCTTTTTGACCTAATTACACACCCTTTTTCTCTTAAATAAATATCAAGTTTGGAGATTAAAAGTGGTCTGGTTTTGCTAGATGTTGTAAATCCTGGTGTCATTTGACTTCTAGATTTTAAATCATAACCTTTCGTTAACTGAGTTGTGGCATCTGTAACCCCGTCTTGCTTATACGTATAATATAAGTTTTTATAATCTCTATCAATAGCGCTCTGTATTGCTCCAAAACCTACACTTGCATTTTCAATAACTAATAATGCATCGTTATATTCTGTTGCAACGCCTACTAGCATGTTTCCAAAGTCTTTAGGTGTTAATTGGCCTCTATACTCTGCAACTTGGGTTACGGTTTCAACGTCTAATACATGAAAAGTAGAGTAATCACTACCATCACCTCTAGCAACATCAGCTACTACCATGTAATTTTTAGTATAGTCACAAGATTCCCAAATCCAATAATTTCCATCAAATCCTCTTTGTTCTTTAGGATTTTGCATTTGAGAGTCTTTAAACCATTCAAGTAAGCTTCCATCAACAACACTATTACCCGAACTAATAAAATCACAATCACATTCTTGTGAAGCTAATTTTGGTCCTAATAGTTCATCTTGCTCGTTTCTCCAATCTTGATTTCTTTCTGGATGTACTGACCAGTGAAGTCTTATTGTATTAAAACTATTTGTACCTTCTTCTGCCTTTACCCATGTTTTATGAAAGAAATTACCTATGCCATTTGGAGTAGATAAAACAATTGCTTTACCTCCTGTTGCTAATGTTTGTTGTGCTGAGGCCCAAATTTCTTCAACGCCTTTAATAAATGCTGCTTCATCTATGATTAGTAATGAAAGTGCTTCAGATCTACCAGCATCTCCTGAACTAGAAACTGCCTTTATTTGAGAGCCATTTTTAAACCTAAGACTTAGCTTATTATCTTCAACGGTAACCCCCTTTAACCAACTAGGAAGATAGTTATGCATTTCTCTTACTTTAGTTACTAAGTTTTTTGCAACTTCTTGTTTTGTTGCAATTACAAGAACATTTTTGTCCTGTTGAAATAACATTAGCCAAAGAGAATATCCAGCAGATATTGTAGAAATACCCAATTGTCTGGATTTTAATATTATATTATAATCGTAATGCTTAAATTGTTCAAGAGATCTTTCTTGAAACTGATATAGATTAAATGGAATTCTTCCTCGAGTTGGGTGTTGGATTTGACAATATTTTCTCATAAAGTAGACTGGGTCTTGAGCGCACTTTATGTATTCGTCTTTTATTACCTGCTTAAGGCCTTTAGTCTTCTTCATATATATAAATATATTTCTAAGACAATTTTAGTACTTATTTTTTTCTTTTTTCGAATGATCGTCCACCAAAATAAGCACCGATAACCGTTATCAATACCAGTTGTAATAGGTCAGTCCATTTTTCTTCTACTTCAAAATGAATTGTACCAGCATCAATAAATATCATTAATACCGTACATACAACTAGAAATATAAGAACCATTGGTCTTACATTTTTGGATAACCAAGAATCAGAATTCATATCTGATTTCCACCTATCTGTTATGTTAGCTTCCATTTTAGTTTCATAATCAGAAACTAATTCTTTTATCTTTTGTTCTGCCGCTAATTTTTCTTCTTTAGATGTATGCAAGTTATCTATAACTCCGCCAACACCTTTTACTAGATCAGCTGCTCCTCCGCTAAATAATTTTGTTAATATACTCATAACTTTACTTTTTATTCTCCAAAAGATGTTCTAATATCATCTTTAAGTTTATTATAATCATTTTCTATTTTATTGATAAAGGATGAAATATCTACTTCATTTCTCTCACCATCTGCATTTTCCCAGGTAGTTTCTTTCATTTGTTGTTTAACAATTTCAACTTCCTTATCAGTATCTTTGAACCACGATTCAGCATTTGTCAACATAATTTCTTTTTGATATTGTTTCCATGCATCTGGTCCTTGTTGCTTTATCTTACGTTCTTCTTCCAAAACACAGCCGAAGCATTTTTTACGTTTAAACCAAAACTTAAAGTTAAGTCTTTGTTCTTTTTCTCGCATATTAGTACCACAAGTAGGACATTCTTTTGGTACCTTTAATAATTCTTGAATATCTTTAAGAATACTATTTTCGGGTTGACGTGTTGTAAATCCATCATGTTGTGTAACTCTTGTTCGAAATCCCTTACCATCCGTTTCAATCCATATTTTAGGTTTACCATCTTTAAAAGATTCTATTACTTCAGATTCTTTTAATTTTGTTTTACCTGTATATATTGATTTACGTGTTTGAGATCGGTGTTCGCCAGCAAGCATCTGCTTGATAGCTTTCACATTTTGTAACTTATTGCTCATATTAGTTTAAACCTTGGCGCATCTTCAATAATAATCTTTTCTTCGCTCCATCTTTAAGACCTAAACTATTTATCATGTCAATGACGAAATCAGTTTGTTGAGTTGCTGGCTTAGTTGCTAATGTTTTCTTCATCATTTGCATTGCTTGAGTTTTGTCTACTCTGCCCATTTTAGATGCTAATGCTGAACTAACTTCTGCTTCTTCGATTGATTCAAATCTATCAGCTGCTCCTGCAGGCTTACCCATATCACCTGATAATGAATCTTTCTTCATTAACATTCTGGATAATTGTTTTGCTACTTGGATATCATCGCCTGATATAGCTTGTACTACTTGAAGTAATCCTGCTGCTTGTTGAGCCGGCGTTCCTTGTCCTAATGCCTTTTTTAGCATTTTAACACCTGCTAATTTTTCTATTGAACCTAATTTAGATCCTACAGATGCTTTTGCCATTGGTGCTTCTTTTAAAGATTCTTTGATCTGTTTCCTGATCATATTTCTTAATGTTGTTTCTTTCATTGGTTTGTCCCTTTTTATTGGTTTTATATAAATATATGAATTATATACTATACCTATTATTTTTTAAATCCTTTATCCATTTGAAAATTTGCTCTACTAAATTCTACTCTATCTACAAATTTAACACCATTTCCAATTCTATCTACTGCCACATATCCTTCCGGTGCGGTCACTCTCAAGCCTCCTTTACCATCGTCTACAAAATGCTTTGTATTGTAGATAGCATTATTATATTTTCTTACAAATATAAGTTTGGCATCTGATAATAATTTAGATACTATAAATAAATTAATGATATCTTGTTTACGATCATTAAATTGATTCATTTGGTCTTGTTTAGCTAAAGTTGCTTTTTCAATTCCACGATCTGATTTTAGTTTTGCAATTTTTTTATCAACTCGTATTTCATACCATTTTTGAAATGCTTTAAATGATACTGCCGGATTGTTAACAAATTGTCCGGACTTTATTTCTTGATTAAGATATATGTTTAATAATGAACTAGGAAGATTATCGTAATTAATTTTTATAGCATCTGCTTTTTTAATTAAAGATTGTATTTCTTTTGTTTCTGATAATGTCAATTTTACTACACCAGTAGTATCTTTAAAGAATGCATCATCAAACCATACATTAGGATTTTTTTTCAATCCACTGACATCTGCACCAAACGATGCTCCTGATGATAATGACTGATATGTTGTATGAAATACTATGCCTATTTTTGCTGCAGCAACTTCTCGCCCTATATCGGAATCAGATTCTACAGCATATGTAATTGTATTTGGACGAAATTGCAAATGAGGCTTGCCATCTATAGTTGTTGATTTGACCATAGAATTATCAAACATAAAATCGCCTTGTAAAATATTTTTTATACCTAGTGTTGGTAAATATTTTAATGCAAATTTTAACTTAACTGCTAATCCAGGTGCTTGTCCATGATTGACTTCTATATCATCCATCGTATAGTTAATTTTAGGAGTTTTAGTATTAAACACAGATTTGGTTCCTACAAAGAACTTTCCATTGTCTGGATTAATGCCGGCAAATACTGCAGGCGCGCCATCCCATTTAACCGATGTATTTATTTTTGAATTTGAATTTCCTGCTAAATTTTTCAATAACTCTATTAAGAATGACCTAGCTGTTTTATATCCAGCCTTGCCTTGAGTTAATATTAATTCTTCTAAATGAGTTAAATGTGTATTTGCCTTAGCTTCATTTATTTCATCGAATGGTTTAAAGTCCGATGTTCCTAGTTGATAATGATCTGGCTTATGGCCTCTAGATAATTTTGAATGATAGTCTACTTCTGATATCACTTCGTTGAAATTATTACCCCACCATTCTTTTGTTAATACTTGTTCTTCTTCTTTTGGCATAATTCTAAATCTCGCTGCTGATTTTCCGTTTATTAATAAATCACCTTTTTGACTCCATTGTATTGTTTGTACAACAACTGGTTTGTTTTTGAATTTACCCATCATTACCGTATCTCCTATATTGATAGGCACATTGAAATCTTCTTTAAGTTGGTTGGTCTGTGTTCCTAGTTCTTCATCTTTACTAGATTCAATTGAATCTTCTGCTCCTAGGAAATCTAAAAACTTATATCCTACTACTTGGGCTATTTTAGTTATTTCTTTTTT